CTTTCTTCCAAAGATTGCGGGGAAATAATAGAATTACCAAAAGAATTCATTCCCACCAATCCAGCTAAACTAACCAAAAGAAATACACAATCCGTACCATCCGGTACTAATGATTTAAAGAAATCACTAAACTTCAAATTGTCACTATCTAGACTGCGAGGCGTGACATTATCCTCCTTTTTATAACCAGGAAATTTAAAAAGTGTAATACATGTACAAGTATAAACACAAAATATATAAAAATATATACGAAATTTGCCGAATCCTATAGCACATCTAGTATCTATCCGGACTTGTATTTGCTCCTCCAGTGTTCTGCTCTCTCATCAAAAGTAGCGCTCACTGCAGGAACAGGAAGATTAACTCGATCACATACTTCCAACATTTGTTGGCGACGTAAATCGTAAACCTCCCTACCATGCGCAAACCATTCATGCATTGCTGTTTCTAAACAACTAATTGCAACTTCACGGTCTGTCGCATTTTTAGACTTCAAATTGGAATGTAAGCTTTTAAAAATAGATTCTTCTTCAAGCTTTCCAATAGAAGTCCCGATTTCTGGAATATAATTCGACTGGCGTTTAAGAAAATCAGCATCACAAGAATTCATGTAATCCATCTCATTATCACTTTTATCAGGCAGAGTCACTTTCATATCATGCTCAGCCAGAAATTGTTTAAAAGATAGAAAACCAAACTTCTTACGAAACTGCTTTTTCGTACTACCAATAAAATCATCTCCATACGTCATTGCAGCCACACAGGAGCGAAAATCCTTTTCATTTGGATATTGATCAAAGAAACCCATTCTAACATAAAATGAACCAGCGGTACTATTGACATTAACTGTCATATTATTTCCCGAAGTATTCATACTATACGCCATCAACATGGTTCCATTATAATCCATCAAAGGATGTATGATATCCGTAATCATTACTCGCATAATTTGAAGATCTTCCATAGAATAACCTCCAATTTCTGCAAGTTCAATAAAAGATAACCATACAGCACGAGTCACTTGAGCATTCATTCTAACATCATATTTAGAATAATCCCAAGCAATTACTTTATCATCTCCTGCAAATTTGTGAGCATGTTCCATCAACTCATTCCACTCTTTACCAAAAGCGTTTACACCTACCGCACACTCTGATACGATAGGATTCAAACCCAAAAACCTTGCAACAGGCAAAAAATACTTTCGAATCAATAAACCCATTGCAATAGGAGAAGCCTGAAAAACTCTGACTTT